ATATAATCTTACAGTTTTCACCAACTCTTGTCATCACAGAATGCAACTCCATTGCACTCATGTTTTGAACTTCATCCACAATGATAATCGAATCATCTAGCGTGATGCCACGAACGAATGAAGTTGACATAAACTCCACAACATTCTTTGTCTTTAGTATCTCGTAAGCGTCACCACGATTGAATAGCTTTCTAGCAATGTCTTGATAAGGTGCTTCATACACCTTCATCTTCTCTTTCTGATTGCCGGGCAAAAACCCCATGTCTCTTGTCGGTACAACTGATCTGATGATGAATACTTTATTAAAATCTTTTTCCTCAAGCACAGATTTGAGTGCTAAATATAAACCAATAAATGTCTTACCTGTACCAGCAATACCATGAAGCATCAAATGATAATCGTTATGCCAGGAATGAAAAGCGTCTTCTTGTGCTATAGTCATTGGTTTGATTGGGTTGAGTTTAAACTTTTCTCCTACGTTCAGTTTTCCAGATTTATCCAAGATTTTATCTTGGCGCAAATTTCTTTTTTGTCTTTTTGTGAGGCGGTCTGGACTTGCGAGCATGGATTGTCCTACTTTGTTTGAATGTTTGATCCCCGATTGGCTTTTTTCACTCTTGTCAAAACGTCATTGAACCCGTTATCGATTTTACCAGTAGTACTACCAGTACCTGATACAATAGCGGGTGCAGAGACTAACATTCTATAACTACCATCTTTAATAACTTCTTGCGATTCTTCCCATGTACAAAAGGTTGTCATGGTGTCACCAGTTTCAATATGCTCAAATGAATATGTAGGCATCATTCTTCTCCAGTGACAATGTTATATATTTGTTTCCAATTTCTTGCAATACGCATATTTGAAGTAATATGGCTTTCGTTGTGCGTGTGTCTCATGAGAATTGGATTGAGGTTAAATTTCAACCCACATTCTGCATTCTCTACTTTATCTTCAATCCACCAGCATTCTGAATCTTGAAACTTCATCAACTCAGCGTCTTTATCAGCACCTGTTTCAATACAAGTGATGAAGTCAAAGACATTTTCTCCAAATATTCTCACTAAGTTTTCTTCACGAAGGGATATAGCATATGAGTTAGTAGAGAGTGATGTAATCACGCCGAAGATATATCCATGCTCTTCGTTCAGCTTTTTTACATACTTCACTGCATCTCTGAGTGCGGGTAGAAACCCGATCCAAGCACTCTCATTAAACTCTGTTACAAGTCTACGACCATCAGCCTTGTCAACGACTTCATTGAATATCTTATCGATGCCATAGACACGTTGATAACCATCAGATAGCGTATATCCTTTTTCGTCCATGAACTCGAAGAATCGATATGACCAATCAAGTAGAACGCCATCACAATCTGTCAATATCAACTTAGAGTTCTTCATAATGCTCCGTTTCACGAATTTTGTTTTTCTGTTTACGCCTCTCTTGATAGGCATATTCTTTCATTTTTTGAGAGTTCTTACGCTCGGTTGCTCTGCGCTCAAATCGATTTGGATTATCATCCCAAACATTTTTCTCTCGACGATACGTTTTACCCATTTTTAGCCTTAACATCCTCTGCAATTAAATTTGGAAATGCTTCGTTGATTGTCTTTACAGTTAATCCCTTAACATGCTTGCCATCTTTCATATCAAGAAGAAGGAGCGCATCCTCCTTATTGACAGTTTCAAGAAGTTGAATGAACAACTGCTCTCTCTTCATTGGCTTAACATTTGTGCCAGTGCCTTCATAGAAATATGGTATACGCTTTGAATTCGTATACAGCATACCGTGGTCATCTACTGCTTCTGATGGTGTATATGGAGGAACGCCTTCAGGTAAGAGGCATTTGAGAGAAGGACAGTACGTTGCTTTGAGTACAGTCTTCAATGGCTTCGCTTCATTCTGCTTGAGCCATTTTACTTTCTCGGCTTTGGATTTCATCTTAGATGCTTTGTCTAAGATTTCAGAAATAGATAGTTGCATTTAAAATTCACCTATGTTTTCAATAAGATTTTTCAATCGTTTTTCAATGAAGTAGTTAAAGAGTTTAGAGCGATCACCACTCTCTTCATTGTATTTAGTCATTACTTGCTCTTGAATATACTCAGGCACCATAGACAAGTCAATCATTGCCTTGTTGCGCTGATACCCTCGAAGAACATACTCATTCGAAAAGCAGTCGTTTTCAATTTCGTCCATGAACTGCTCAATACGCTTTCGAGTCATTGGCTTCTGCCGAGACCCCATAACAAAGCAATCGTCTGCTGATAGCATGTTAGGTACACCATCACCAGCATCACCCTTCATAATGTGTTCCATTATGTATTGATTAGGATTAGCATGACGAAGCCAACGCTTACGAATAGGATCGTATTGAGTTACATTAGCATACTTGTGCAGTTGAATAAAGTCTTTATCAGCAGAAAGAATCAAAATCTTTTCTGTTGAGCCAGCGTTCAATTCAACACCAAACCTATGACAGATTGTGCCAATAGCATCGTCTGCTTCAGCACGGTCAACCTGAACTGTTTTGTATGGGAAAACTTCTTTGATTTCATCTCGCACAAGATTTAGGATACGAAACAGTTCGTTCCAGTTAAGTTCAGAAGACTCACGAGACTTCTTGCGATTTGCTTTGTAATATGGGAATACGTCTCGTCGCCAGTAGTTCTTATCATCGAAACAGAGAACGAGTTCTCCATAATCTTTGACGAACTTTCGACGATACGAGCGAATTGAATTGAGAACCATGTGTCGAATGAGACTTTCCTCAAACTCGACATTATGATGGTTGCCAATTTGAACCATGACGTTACTAATCATCACTTGGTTCATATCTACGAGAATCACTTGTTTATCCTTTATTGTTCACTATGAATAATATATATCGTATTGAAACAAATGTCAACCCTTTTCTTCTAAAAAGATGATAAAAATTGAATCCATTCCTTTTGACGGCGAAGCCAATTGAAAGTGTTGTTTGTATTGTGTATTTGTAAAGTCATATCTAACACACCATATGTTTTGATATGCTCTATAGCACTCTCCAAATACCTATGCGCTCTGTTAGCGTGAATTTGCACATCCTCATCCCACTGATACATAGTAGTCATATTAGCAGCAGTCTCTGGTAGAGCAGCGTAGTTTGGATGAACACAGAGACACCCAGCAGACATGGCTTCAATCAACGCAATACACGAAGTCTCTTGCCAGATAGACGGGTAGGCGAAGATGTGAGCGCTTTGTAGCGCCTTTCTAACCTCTTTGTTAGATACTGACCCATGATAGCGAATCTTCGGATGTTGCTTCAGTTGGTCGAATAGAGCCTTGTATGGCTCATCTCTCTGCTCCCATCCATATATCTTGAAGGAACTATACACATCAAGTTCGATATTATCATGCTGCTTAGTTAGAGCATCGAAGATAGGATATAGTAGACCTAACCCACGATGAGGCGTAGTATGATAGATGATACGAATTTTACCATCTTTACTCTTAACATGATTGTCAATGGGTTCAATAGCATTCTTGAGAATATGAGAATGACTGTATGGCACACCTAGAAAATCATGATACTGCTGAAACTGCCACTGAGAGACGAACACCAGCTTATCATACTTCTTATAGCCGCCATCTTTCAAGTGGGCAACTTCAGGGTCTCCTGCTAAATCGTGACATACAAGAATCTTTTTCAAATCATCTCGTAATTCACGAGTGCGAGAGTGGATAATCTGAAAGTTCTTTAGCAACTCTTGTGGAATACGCTTTTGCATTCCAATTGCCATCATTTCAGTTCCACCCATCGCATTCGCATTAGTCTCATTACGAATGAGTTTGCCTTCTACGATTTCGACCATGAAAAATCACTTTGATGTAAATAGCTGTTGATCTCAAATCTAACCATAGACTCAATTCGAAAAGACCGCCAAGCCTCTTTCTCTAAATCCCATACAGCAATTGCTTTGGGTTCATCTTCTGGCTTAACTAGAACTTCTTCAATGTCCTGTTGCTCTGGTAAATACTCTTTTTGAAGAGTACACCACATCGTTCGCATATCGCCGTTTACCTTCTTAAAGGTAACCCAACAGCGATCACTGTGTAGCTTCTCTAGAATATCCAAATAGTCCATCATATCCTCCACTTGTTCCTTCCACATGGTCTAAGAATTCTTCATATTCTTCGAAGATAATTTCATTATAAGTCACAAC